CTTTTTTAGCGTTCTTGCCCGCCATTCTGTTTAGCTGTGCTTCATTCGTGTAATTTGCGCTTTGTACGCGGTAGCCATACGCTTCTTTATCTGCGTTATTACCAATTGTATTGTTGTCGTATTGACCCATGATATAGCTATCACTTAGCAGATCACCTGAAGATCCAATGCCAATAGCGCCGCCATTAGATGCCAATGCGCTTATTTGCTGCCCTTCTAATTGGCTTTGCTGTAAGCGTTGTCTAAACTGCTCTTGTTCGCCGCGTGCTTCAGCGTCTTGTGCTTGCCATTCTGCGGCCTTTGCGTTTTCTTGGTTTTGAGCAGCAACATAGTTTTGCTGTGCTTCCTGCGCACGCCCTTGTTGATATTGGCCATATGCCGCCATTGCGAATTGTGCGGCCATTAGTGCCGCTGTGACTGGTTCACACATGTCTTATTTTCCCATGTAAAAGCGATGAAAAGGCAATCCTGCAACGCCGTGCGGCTCTGCCTTGTCTATTTTAAAACCCAACCATTTAAGCCATGCCTTTGAAAGTGTGTTTCTTTCATCTACATAGTTTTCCAGCAGGTCATAATTTTTATGCATTTCATCCACGTAATTGGCTGAATTACGCAGAAAATAGAATTTAATGTCATTTACCTTGTCGGTACCGAGTAGCCACGGTGCGCCGGTAAAGGATAGTATTGATCCAATTGTGGCCACGCCCCATATGCATACAGGCTCACCATCTAATGTGCATGCCCAGCTTTTATCACTTACATTTAGGCTACGCATAACGGCCTGTTTAGGTGTGTGGCCATGCGATGCCATAACTTCTTCACGGTCTGCTTTACGCATGTTTTCTGCGATGTAAAGCGCGTGTTCCTGTGTGGCCGGTATTATTTCTGTGTTCATGCCTTAAACATCAAGATCAAGCGTTAAGCCAAGTATTTCAAAAGGTAGCGGGTCTATTTGACGAATTAGAACATCGCCGTTTTTTTCCCAATCTGAATCAATTTCTTGTTCCATAATGCCTGTATAAAGTTCGATAGGATCACCCAGGTCTTCAAACGTTCGTTGTTTGTATGGATAGATATTATCTTCATCTGTACCAATCCATAGGCCGCGTGTTCTATAAACGTTAGCAAAGACATTGCGTATATTTTTTTCAACGCCTTTTGTTGTCCCTTTTTCGCCGTTAAGTTCAAAATTATGTGGCACAACGTCTGATATATAAGGCAGTCCGACATGTATTTTTGATGCAGGCACAGAAATTTGAATTTGACCGCCTGTAACCACTTGCTGATCCATTACGTTGCCATCTGCCAATATGCTTACAGTTTTGCCTTCAAGGTGATCCAAACCTGTCACTGTGTCTGTTTCTTCGCCATCATATGAAAGCCCACAATCCACGAAGTAACAATCTTCTACGTTGCGCACAATGCGTTCTTCTAGGCGCTCAATATATCGCTTTGTTTGACCATCAATTTCACGCTTAACGACAAAGTATACCGCATCGTAATTACCTTCAGTCACACAGCACACGCTTTCAAACTCGCCGTCTGTGTTATGACGATGCCAGGCGAAAATCTCATGCTCTTTCATGTACGTCATACCAAGCAATGTACCGTCACTCATCACACACCATAAAACTTTGTCAGGGATTTCTTGCCAAGCATGATCAACAACATGCGCATCTTCAAATAGGTGTTCTGCTAGAAGTGTAAGATCTCGGCCAGAATAACCAAGCTTAACTGCATCATAATCAATTTCGCGGTATGTCTTCTTGTTACGTTCGTTATAAACAAGGCTTTCACCAATAACAAAAGGCTGTAAATGTGAAGCGCCGTTCTTGTTTTGGCGTTTGGCCTTGAATGTATCAGGTGATACGCGCTCATCATCCTTGCCATTAGCCTTATAAAGCCCGCCGGAGGTTAATATGATAAGGTCATTTAATTCTGCTAGGCCGCGTATTTCATTAACCTGCGAACCACCAGATAAGACATACTCAATTGCATCATCTGCACGCGTAACTTCAGATACATTCATATTGTTGTATCGCCCTGCACGCGTCATAAATATGGATTCTTTTGCATTGTCGGTGCGGCAAAAGACTACGCGTTGTTCATAGATAGATACAACGGCAGGGTATTTTCCGGCGCCATCAAAAGGATTGTTTAGAACTTGCGGCGTATCGGCTACGTTAGGTACCCAATTTTCCCAATAACTGTATTCCGTTTCACTGGCGTCTATCTCTGCAAGCCAGCCATAAATGCCCTGGTATTCAAGATAAACATTATATTTATCTGCGCCTGCAACAGCGTTCCAATCAATTGTTATTTCGCCAGATGGTTGGTTTGAGCTATTGAGTTGGCCGTGTTTGTAATTTGTTGTAATAGAAACACTGCTTGAACCAACGGATTCTTCACCGTTTTCTGCAACAGCTGTAACAATATAGCTGTATGTGAATTTAGTTCCTGTGCTGGTTGTTGAAACTGTTACACCAGATGGTGCATCTATATTCGGCACAAATGTTTCTGCTTCAAATTCCCAATCGTGATGGTCAAGGCGCTTTAGATTATGTGGTGCATAAGCTGGATTGCATAGCTTCATAACATCGGCAGATTGTGTGTATTTAAGGCGTTCTACGCCTATTTGATCTGCTGTATATGGCGAAACAATCTCTGCAATTGATGAATCACCTGGATCCAGGACAACTTCACCTTCTTTGATGATGCGCATATATTCATCGCCGAACTCTAATACATAGCTTTGTTCAGCATCAAATTGAAATGGAACCAGGCGAACCGGCACAGTGCTATCTTTAATTTCAGCAATGAATTTAGTGCCTGCACGATTAAATACACCGCCATGGGCGCGTACAACAGCGTTGAGTATGTCCTTACAGCTTATGGCATACTTTGCTATGTCTGTGCGTTCAACGAGCGTGGGGGCTTGTATGCCGCCCGTAAATGCAGATTGATTTACCTTAACAACCATTAATTACGCGCCTCTATCCAGCTTGCTTCACGGTCATCTTCAGGCTGTTCTTCGTCCAGGTCAGCAGATCTTGCATCTGTTAAGATCTTGTCACGTTCGCTTTCTAGCTTGTCCTTAAGTGTGGTTTTACCCGTTGTGGCTTTACAGCGGCGTATGGCCAGTTCAATAGAAAGCGTATCTGTAAAAAGCGGGTCGAACTGTGCTTCATTCTTTTGGTCAAAAGTATAATGAACAATAACACCTGGCTCATTGCAGTATATTACACGCTGCCCATTTACAGTGCCTGTGTCGTAAAGTAGGCCTTCTTTATGGCCTTTCAGTGAAACTTTGCGGATCTTTAGACAATCATTCGGATAGTCATACATGTAATTCCAGTGTGACAAGTTTTCTTCCGTAGACAATGATGGCGCACGGTAAGTGCCTGCACATTTCCAGTTGTGCAAACGTAGCGTGGCTTTGCGTGCAGCAGCATAATGCTGTTCACAGCTTTTCGCGGAAGGCGAATTTTCATTAGGATCAGATATTAACTGGCTGTTCCCAAGATGGCCATTCGATTGATTGTATATTTCCAAGCGGTTTGTCATGCGATTTTCCTAAGAAAAAAGCCGCCCAATTAAGGACGGCTTTTGTTTAATGTAATTTGCTTATAGGAGCTTACTTCTTCTTGCCTTTGTCTTTTGCATCATCGGCAGCACCTTTATCAGCATCACCATCAACAGAATTTGTATCAGGTTTAGGCACCTCAAGAGCTTCAAGGCGCTTTTCAAGTGCTTCAATGCGCTCAAGTAAAGGAGCAACGTCAACAGCTTCAGCATCTTCAAGTGCTTCAATGCGGCCAATTACTGGTGACAAGTCAACAGGAGCAGCAGCCGCTGCAACAGCTGTGTCCTTCGGAAGTTTCTTCTTCTTTGCTGGGTAATCATTCTCATCATACTTTTCGGATGGCTTAAACCATGAAGGAATAGGCTTACCTTTAGTAAGGGGAATATTTACTTCTTCAGTAGAAGCTTTATATAGGACATCTTTATAATGCCCGTCACGTAGAACTACACCTAACATGTGTTACACTCCATTCGTTTGACGACCGTGAGTAATACCCGCGTAAACCTTACCGGCGGTCGCATCAGCACCACCAACCGTATATTTTAGGCGGTAGAACTGGCCAGTAGAGCGAGGAAGATAAGCAAGTGGCAAGATTTCGCCTGCCTTAAGCTGTGCAAGAGG